AAGAGCAGGTAAAACAGATTCAAATACATCTGCTGTATCCCAGGCACTAGGTGCAGGAGGACGAAAGATTAAAGATTCTCTTGATCCAAATCGTGTTGCTCATGGACAATCTATCCTTAACGCTATGAAAGATCCTACTGCTGACGCAGTGTTTAGCTATGGTCTATCTGTAGAGACTATGAGAGGTCTTGCTGCCGCAATGGTAGACATGCAAAGGTCGCCTATACTTAATATGAGAGAGGGTCGAATAACCCAAGCTGCTGCTGATGCTATACGAGATGGAAAAGCGCCAGAACTATTTGATTTTTTAGAAAAGACAAGAAAAAAATATGGTCTTTCTAAAAGCGATTTTTCTAATATTTATTTAGCGGAAGCTTCAAGAGCAGGTACAATACTTGGGTTTCAAAGTATGCTTAAAAGAGGTGTTCGTCCTGTAGGCGCTGGAACAGCTCAAGATTTGGATCTTTTATTTTCTCAAGGTGCTGCCTCTATAACAGGGGATGAAGCTGCACAACTTACTGCTGCTGCTGTAAGAAACACAGAGGGTCGTTTTACTACCAATCTTCTTAGAGACTTAGATAATTTACGAGTCTCAATAATGACTTCACAACCTGCTACAACAGTTAGAAACGTTACAAGCACAGGAATGCTTATAGGCGCTGATTTATCTGATCAAACATTTAAAGCTATATTTAAAGGTTTGGGTGGAGATGTTAGCGCAATTAAAAATATTATTCCTCAAACTACAGCTATACTAAGAGGTTTAACTTACAATAAAACAGAAGCAGAACTTTTAAAAAAGATAATACTAGAGGAATTGCCAGAAGAAGCACGACAGCTATACACTAACGCATCTAGACTTGAGATGGGTATGGAAAGCAATAGCGTTCTAGCAAAGGTTGCCAGAGGCATAAATATTGGCAATACTCTAACAGACACTGCTCTTAAAGAAGCAATATTTTATGGTTCTCTTGACAGGCAATTTAGGGATGTTGCTTCCAGAACAAAAGATGGAAAAGTTGTAGGCACTTTGCAAGATTGGTTAAAAGCCAATCAATCTTTTGATAATTTGCCTCCAGGCGTTTCAATAGATGAAGCTGTACTAGACGCTAATCGAATGACTATGCAGGATACTTTTAAAGGCGATGATTCTGTAGTGGCGCAAACAACAAAGCTTGCAATTAAAGCGAATAGAAAAGTTCCTTTTTTAGTATCAACTTTTATAGGAATACCTTTTCCTAGATACTTAGGAAATCACGTTCAAAGAATGTTAGAATATACCCCTGTTATTGGGGAGTTAGCTCACCGATCAGGAGTAATTACTAGCCCTGGGGATGGTTACATAAGAAGTGCAAGACAGGCTACTGGAGCATTGTTAATGGCTGGAGGCTGGGGGCTTGCTGAAAATAGAGAAGGAGAAGTTGATTGGGGTTCATTTAAAAATCATCTTAGTGAACAACAAGATTTAAAACCTATCTTAGGCCCAATAATGCTTCACATGTATATTGGAGATCAATTTTATAGAATAAGAATACTAGAGATTTGGCTTTAAATACATTTGAAGGAAGTGATGATCCTAATTTATCAGAAGAACAACTTGGCAGCGATTTTCCAGAGGGTATCAGAGGTACAGATCTTTTTGAAAATCCAGGTGGCAGAGAATTAATAAACAGAGCAACTAGATCTTTTCCAGACTTTTCGTTTATACAGTATACACAGTCTTTTAACAAAGAGACTGCTTTATCTTACTATGATATTGCTAATCCTGTAGCTAGAGGTAAAGTTGATCCTGCTTTAAAACAATTTACTGGCATAACTGCAGAACCTTCTTTGACAGAGCTAGAAATAGAAATGTCAAAGTACAACCTTCAAACTTGGAAAGTATATAGTAACAGAAAAAATAAAAACGCTAATGTTGATTGGGCTGTTAGAAAACGTCTAGCACAAGGTTCAAAATCTGCAAATGGCGAAGTTGAAAGTCCAGCCTTGTACGAACGTTTTGAAGATTGGCGTAAAAGAGGCAGAATAAAAGGAGTTCCAGGTAATCCATCGTGGGATGAATGGGATGGCAATCCTAACGACAAACAAATGGTACTAGAGAAATGGTTAGAGGAGCATATCAATAAAGAGTCTGCCATTGTTACAAAGATGTTTGAAGACTACATGAGGACAGGTGATAGATACTCTATAAGAGGGTATGTAAGAAACAATTACGACATTAACGCTGCTGATAGTAAAAAAAGAAGAGAAATGGATGATGCAACTAAAATTATAACGAATGGAAAGTATCAGACAGCTATAGAATATGTAACTGACGTTGAATCAATAAACGACGAAATACAACGTAGATTAAATGTTTTAGGAAAAATATCAGCCATAGATCCTCTAGACCCTAATGTATAAAAAAAAACCCCTAGGCGTATGGATAACCTAGGGGCAATAAGTTTATGACGATTTATCTTTCTTCTTTTTATGATCAAGCATTAGGCACGAATAACAAAATGCTTGATTAACGATCTCGTCTGATCGTGCATACCCACCAGAGGCCAAGAGGCCAGAGAGCGCGGCCCCTGCAAAATAATCTCTGGCAGGTACATCCTTTATAGGAATAGGTTTTTTAAGATACTCTTGGGCTTCTTGCTCAAGGGTTTTTTTACTTTTTGTTGCCATACACTTTTTCTTTCATTCTTTCTAGATACCAAATTGCTTTATCTAGATCCTGCTCTCCTCCTTTATAGTGCCAACGCCAAATATATTTAAACGCTGCTTGCCAACAGTAAAAAGCATGAGGCGATATATTCTTTGCTTCTGATACCATGGCTTCCATAGCGTCAATGCACTCAAGACCGCCAGCTTTATTGTAGTGCTCTGGGCTACTAACCATATCTTTTTTAGATACACTTCCCATAAAATCCTCTATTGTACACTCAGGACAAAAACCTAAATCATCTAGGTACGATCCACAAATAGCACAATCATCTCTACGTTCCTTTTTAAATTTCATCTGAAAAGAAAACCTCGTGCTCTTTATGTTTATTAAAGAATTGAACAGGAACCATGGCAGCTAAATCTTTTGATCTTGTATTAAGACCCCATGGACCTTTAAAATGTTCTGTGCATTTACTTTGTAAGATTGGATTAACTACACTAGGGTTAATCAAAATAAATCTGTCTTCTAATCTAAGGGCAATGTACCTTTGCAAACTATTAGGAACGCCCCACCCTTTCTTACCAACTACGTTTATAAATTCCCACCAGTGAATAGAATAATCAATAGGACCGCCACGATATTTTCTTTTACTGGCTTTTACGTCAACACGACCAAACTCTTTATCTAAAACATCCCAGTGTTCATAAATATTTTCTGTTTTGTTAGCTTTTCTGAGAATATTTTCTCCTCTTATATTGATAAATTCATCTTCTGCTTTATTTCCTTCTACTATATTAGAAGGATACTGCCCATAACTTTTTTTGTTCTGCACTAACCTTGCCCTCTTTTTAATTTAAAGGATCTTTTTTTATTTTTATTCATAGACGACAACTTCACAGAACCTTTCTTCTTGCTCTGTGAAGTTTTTTTAGGGTTAGCTTTTACGTATTTCATTCACAAGACTTTCTTCCTGTTTCAGAGTCAAAGTAACAAGCTGCACCTTCATCATCTTCAGTTATAGCTGCTTCTAGGATACCTAGACGTTTACCTGATGCGCGAAAAGTTGTACAGCCAGAAGCACCACCATCGTAAGCTTGCATGTATACATCCTTAAATTCTTCCCAAGTAACTTCTTCTCCAACATTACACGTTTTTGAGCAAGCACTGTCAACATACTTTGATGCGACATTTAAAACTTTAACATGATCAAAGACTGAAAGTTCAGAAGCAGTTTTACCTTCTATACCAAAGACACGATAACCATAGTCCTCTACTCTCTCCTTTCGTTCCCCATCAAAGGTAATAATGGTTCTGTCATAATAGTGGGAGAAGACAGATGACTATTCCGAATACCAAAATCGCTAATAAGGTCTTGGATATTTTTGGGTAGCGTTTTAGCAAATTCCGACAAAAGATACGTTTTTTTGTAAAGGGGGAAACTGCCCTTTTCAATAGCAAGTTCAACTGACGTAGTATACGAGACATCTCTAATTACCTCCATTATTTCTGAAAATTTTGTAAGAAAAGGTTCTGATCCATAATCAAATCCTAAAGCTTCAATAGCGTTAGCCACACCAGTAACCCCTAACCCCATGCGTCTTTTATTTTTAGCTTCTTCTTCTTGTTCTTTTAGCGGATAAACTGCACGATCAACAACGTTATCCATAGCTCTTACTACATGGGGAATATCATGGCGTAATTTATTTATGTTAAACACATAACCATAAGGTGTACTTTCTACATATTTAACTAAGTTAAAACTTCCTAAAAGACATGCACCATTAGGAGGAAGAGGCTGTTCTGCACAAGGATTTGTTGCTGCTATAGTTTCACAATATCGCAGGTTATTTTTCTTATTCATCTTGTCTATAAAAAGAATACCAGGCTCTGCCCAATCCCAAGTGCTACGTAAAATTTTATCCCATAAAGCACGAGCATCAATGGTCTTGTAGACTTGCCCTTCAAATACAAGATCAAAGTCTAAACCTTTTTTAACAGCCTTCATAAATTTATCTGTTACTCCAACAGAAATATTAAAATTAAGAAGATCTGTTGTGTTGTTTTTAGAATGCACAAACTCTTCAATATCTGGATGATCTACACGTAAAACACCCATTTGCGCGCCGCGCCTATGTCCTGCGCTAGAGATTGTTCTACAGACTGCATCAAAGATTCCCATGAAGGACAAAGGACCAGACGATTTTGAGTCCAGAGAGCGAATAAGAGCGCCTCTAGGACGCAAAGTTGAGAAGTCATACCCAATACCACCTCCAAGCCTCATAGTCTCTGCAGCGCGTCTTGCAGCCTCCATAATACCA